CCTACTCCAATATCAGTGTGAATAACGACACCAGCATTTGCATTAATTCTAATTGAACCAGTGTCACCGTCATCATCAGCATTTCTAATTGTAACTGCTTGTTTCGAACCATTGTTAAAAACATAATGTGCAGTTGCAGTTTTACCTTTGGTTGTCCCAGTAGCGAGTGCTTCTTCTGCTCCGATTATTTTCATGTCATTCTTCCTAAATTGTTAGCATTTCTTTTTCAAAATAGTCCATAAGTGCCTTATGCGGAACTTTGAACTTCTTGGAAACACTATTTATTGTTTTGTCAAAAGTATTTAGGAAATCTGTGGGTTTCGCATCCATTTCCTTGAATATAGCATCAATAGCCTTCTTCATCGCTGGAGATAACTTCTTATACTCCTTAGACGATTTATGCTCATCTTTCTCTGGTAAGTTCTGTTTGAACTGCGAAAGAGTTTTACTCACTATCTTCTTCTACCTTTGTATCTGAAATATGGTGTGTCACAAAGGTTTGTGCCACGTCTTGTCTTTTTGTTTCTAAAGCATCCCCAACCTTAGTTGCGAGTGCATTATTAAAATGTGTCTCCGCCGCAAGGTTGTCGCCTGATGCAATTGAACTTACAAAGTCTTTTACATTGTCCATTATTTATCTCCCTTATTTGGATCGTTGTGTGCGAACATACCGTCATCATCTCCACCCATTTCACCACCTTCTTCATCACCTATCTGTGTTTCGATTTCTTCAATCTCTTCATCAGACATTCTAAGAATATTTTTCTTAACATATTCTTTAGAGAAGTAAGTGCCTACATAGGATTCAACCTGTCCAAGCATGTCTAGTCTTTCCCGAAGAATTTCTGCATTCTTCAGTTCAGTGAAATGTCCATCTTGTAGGAAGTCAAACTGGATATGTTCTTTAAAGTGATCCCACTCTTCCACGGCAATCACACCCTTCAATAGAAGTTGTGTGCGTATCATGTCTAAGAACAATGCAGTAAACTTCTTACGAAGTCTCTGGACAAATTTTGTGAATTTCAGTTCATCTCTTGTAATGTTATCAGAACGTCCTAGTTGAAATCCTGTTTCTTCTACGAGTCTTGATACTGGTACGTTCAATGAACGGAATAATTTTTTCTGGAAGTAGGTAATGTCATCAATCTCACCAAGGTTTGAACCGCCTGGCAAAGTTGTAATCTCTGTACCTCTACCACCTTCTCTACGAGGCAACCAGAAATCTTCTAACATAGACATGTGGTTTCTGTCATCTCTGATTTCACCAGTTCTTGCATCGTATACCATTTTGTTACGATAACGATTCATCACATCTTTTAGATATGATTCTGCTTTCATCTTTGGTAAGTTACCAACGTCAATATAGAAAATACGTCTTTCAGGCGCACGAGAGATACGATAGATAACTAACGAATCTTCAATCATTCGCAACTGATTAACAGGTTTGATTGCTTTGTTTAGATATGATAATACTGTACCTTTGGACATATCAATAAGTCCAGAAGGGCAGTATGTAATAGAGTCTGAAGTAATCTTGACTCCATTAGATGTTCCTACGTTTTGTTCCCATCCCTTATCGTTATAAAGGTAAAAGTCTTTGACATCCTTGACCATTTCCATGCCAGTTTTATTGTCAATGTCTTTCTGGGTTTCTCTCGCTTTCTTGATTTTGCGAGGGTCGATATATCGAACTTCCTTAATACCCTTGCGAGGATGTTTGGGGTCGATAATTTTATGATAATAAATTCTGCCATCAACATACCAACGTCTAAAGATATCATGTCCTTTTGCATTAAAATCTAATAGGTGTAGGATTTCATGGAATTCCTCACGAATTTTTGATTTAATGTTTTTGGATACCTCTAGTCTGTCAAGTGATATTGATACAGATTGGTCACGTTCATCACTTACAATTGCTTCATTTACGATATCTTCAATAGCACTGTCACACTCTGGTTGTTGTGCAATATCTCTATATCTACGGATTAAATCAACTTCATTACGGTCTCTTCCGTCCATATCAAGGACAGAAGCGTAATGACCACCGCCCGATACAATGTCGAGGGTGCCGTCATCAGAGACAGGAGAAGTGAAACTATCACTTCCCCCATCTTGATTCGCTCTTGTAATTCTGAAACCGAAAAGTTCCGCCATACTATAATTCTCCTAAGTTTTACCCTTCTATTTAGTCGGGTAAAAAA